CATCCCGGCCCTTTCTTCATCCGTCTTAGACGGGAAGAGGTACTTCAGTGCTTCAATGCTATCAACACCTAATTCTTGCAGGTTGCGAACAACAATGGAGTTGTTCAGTACATCTTGCGTAGAATCTTCGTATACAGGTCCCAGCCAACGCCACTGCATCGTGACATCACCGTCTGGAATCAACCCAAGTACACCGGGTGGAATCTGCTGAGTCTTTAAGCAAGCCATCATCAATTGCTTGACCTGCTCTTCAAACGCACGCATTGCATCGTTGTATGCGGCAATGTCTGCGTCAGATGCAGTCTCTGGTAGTTCCAGGGGTTTCTCTAGTCCTGCAGCTGCCGCTAACGTCTCTCGGAACAAGCGCTCTTCCTGGTAAATAATAAGTTCCAGGCAACGGCACACACCATAGGTGTAAATAGCGTTTGCTTTTTTCTTCGATGTTGCGGAAACACGTCCAAACAGAGACTTGTATTCCGTAGCTGTCACGCCTGCAGAAATGGAAAGTTCATCCACACCGCCTAAAGCTGTACGGATTTCTTCTCGGTACTGACGTGCGAAAGAATTCTGGTCACCAGTGATGGCATCTGGGACAATGTAACCAACACGGTCGTTAGGTTCCAGGTTTGCGATCACCCTAGGCACGCGGATCTGACCGTCAACACCACGGGAGATTGGGTCTGCTTTGAACCTTGACTGGCTCAATGCACCCATGCCAGTAAAGCCTGAGTTAGCAGCAATAGACGGACGCTGTACAGCCACATCACCACCGGCCTCCATCAGGTCGGTCTTGGGACGAGACGAAAGAAGGGTTGGGTTACCAAAGAACTGCACGTTCTTCCGCATGGTGCGGACCATTTCATCATGCGTGCAGATGTGGTTGGCTAACGCTTCAAACTCACCAACACCTTCAGTTGAGAAGCCTTTGGGATTATTGAAGATCTCAACGCAGGGAATGAATCCAAGCGTATTCTTGAACGTTTTAGTTTTACCTGGATTTGCTTGGTAAACAGTATCGAAAGAAAGTTCACCTTCCGAATGAGTCTCCTCAATTGTTCGCCGTTTGATCGAAAGTCGGATGTAGCGTTTTGCTCCGCCTTGTCCCATATAAGCAGGGCCTGTAAGCTTGTCACTTGCAATGTCCTGCTGGAAGCCAAGACCCTGACGGACCTTGTAGCTATAGATGATTACAACTTCGTCAAGCTCGCCGTCGATGTTGTAGAAAGAACGATATTCGTGACGCCTGAAATAATAAAGGCGATAGTTGTTTTGCGTGGGCCGGATATAAAAGATACCCTGGCCATCACACATGAAATAGTCCCAGATTGAATCCAGGCGTGTGTCGATCTGATTGTATTTGACTACGCGATCAATAAAGTCTTTGCGTTGATTGCCGAAGTTGTCTTGTGCAGGAAAAAATTCAACACCTTGGCGGATGCCAAAGAGCTTCATCTGTGAAAGGTGTGACGCTACGATACCAGTGTCAATAGACACGCCGCCGTCTTTATCGAGGTACGAGTCGACGATTTCTTTCAGGCGTGATTTAGCGTCTACAGCCATTAACTATTTACCCCTTGTTCTGTTAATACTAACAATAAATCAGACAACTGTCTTATCAATAAAACCTTGGGGGAGCTGTCCACCAGGGAAGAAGGCAGCATTACCCGTGGGGACGCCACCTTGGAATCCACCCATTGCTTGAGGAAGCATGGGTTGTGCGCCTGGCACAGGAATAGCCTGAGCTGCCTTAACACCACGCAAGCTAGCTGGTAAAGATTCTCGAATTTTTTTAATATTTTCTTCTATTTGGCGCCCCCTGTTAGTATTTTGCATACCGTAATCAAACAGGCGATTCTCAATATCTCTACTTGATGGCATGTAACCTGGCGATCCAGCAAGCATGTTTGCGTCACTTGCTACACCTGCAGGATTGCCTGCAGGAAAACCATAATCACCGTTATAGTAACGAATCATTTAATCCTCCAGTACTTCGTAACCTGCTATGTCATTCAGTCTACTCAATATAATTCCATTTCCTTTTAAATTCCACTCGAGAATATCACCCTCTTCCCAACCAAGTTCTTCGATTGCTTCGTCTGGCAGCAAGATAAAACTATCTCCGTTTTCGTCCTCTTGTACTTCCAGGATGTAACTCATTTTGTCAAAAGCTTTTCAATAAGCTTATCAAGCTTAATATTGATCTGGTTAAAGTTGTCATGCATTTCCTGGATCTCCCTAAGGAAGTCCACTTTCAAGACATATTCAAGCGGCATGCGATTGACTTGATTTTCAAGAGAAGTCACTTTGTTCTCTTGCGCTGTCATTATGTCACGCAATTGTTTCATACGTTCGTATGTGCGGCCTAATATTTTATTGGCAACCCAAGACCCCCCTGTAAACGCGGAAATTACCGCTGTCAAACCAAGGGCTAAGTACTCTGGTCCCACGACTGCAAACGCTTTTTATTAATTCTAATTCTTAGTAATCAAGATGAAGCTGCCCTTTGCGAGCAAGGCCATTGACTAACCATACTAACGCGTCGACCGTGTCATCGTGACTACTGACACCAAAGTTCGTCAGCTCTTCAAACATGTTTGTAAAGTTGCGGTAACGATTAAAGATAATTTTGCGATCCTCAAACATGCCAATAATTCCACGGAAGCGAGCCAATTTATCTGCCCTGAAGCCCTTAACTGGATGCCACAGTAAATTATAAAGACCTTCGTTGCTTAGGCAGACTCTCTTGAAGTCCGCTTCTAGAGACGCTTGGTATTGGACCGCTTCCGACCAGATGTCGCAAGTTGAATAAGTCGGAAAGTAATTCCCGTTATCATCGCGACCAAGAATAGACCAATCATTGAGTAGCTCTTTCATTGCGTCAAGTTTTTCCAGGTTGCCCATTACGCGAATGCGGCGATAATCAATGATGTGTATGCGATCATCAACGCGACCACCTAGCACCATTACGGTGTAGTCATTCTTTTCCTTGATGCCTGCAGACAGGTCAACACCAATGCCAAGAGCGTCAAATTCAGTTGAGATTTCAGCTTTAACAATTAGCTCTGGTGCCAGGGACAGCTCGTTCTGTCTGATGACTTGATTCATGTACTGGAATGAAAAAGCAATTGGTGCCTGCCTTTTCTTTTCCTTGAGGTAATCAAGGGACCACATCTCAGGCCAATAGGACTCCTCGTCTCCTGTGACGGGATCGTTTTGGATTGCAGAAAGAACAATCTGCGTCCAGTTGTTCTGTTCGTTGAAAGTAGTTGCGTGAATGTCATCATGTCGGAAGCGAGTTCCAAGGCAGATAGCCCGTCCCCCTTCAAACATAGTTGGTGCAATCACTGCGTTCCAGTTCTCCTGCATCATCTTTCTGATGTCAGGGTTTGCGATGTCCGCCGAACTTTTAATGGCGTCATCGATACAGACCAGATGACTACGCTTGGAAGTCACCGAACCTTTTAGGCCTGCTGCACAGAGCGTGAACTGTTCGTCACCTGTGGTTTCAATGCCAGCAAAGCGATGGTCAATTGACCAGTACTCATTACTGGTTACGTTCTTGAGAAGACGTACCTTTGGAAATACCTCTTGATATCGCTTGCTCTCAATGATCCGTTTAATGGTTGCCGACTTAGAGCGTGCAATATCAACCGTATACGACAGATAAAGAATCTGTAGTGGCATCTTGGCTGTGGTATGCACGCCAATTGCCCATGCTGTGAACAAACCCAAGCTTGTGGATTTGGCACTACCCCTGGGCGCCAGTAGATCAATATTGGGGCCAGCAATTTTGGTCAGACAATTACTATCTTCCCCTGTAACGAAGTGACGATGCCATTCCTTGTGGTGCTTCGCAGGAGGCTTATCGGCTACGTACTCACAGAAAAAACTAAAATCTTCTCGCGCTAACGCAAGAGAATCTTCGTTTTTTGGTTTTCTAAGTTGTTGGTTCTTAGCAGCTGCCTTTGCATTTCGCCTGTGTGTTAAGTGAAGATACGAAGGCACGACTAGTATTTAACGTATCTCTAAATACTACCCTATTTTTTTTCTTTTTGCTTTCGCTTTTCTTCTTGGTACTTTTGAGCTTTATCTAAAGCTGCTTTACGCTTTTCTTTGTCTGACATCTCAGACCCATCTTTGTTCTTTGCTTCTTTTTTCTTGAGGTATTCAAGAAATTGCGGAGGCATTTTACCTTTCGCCATCAGCCCATCTCTTGACGAATACGAGCAATCATCTGCTGATAAGCAGGGGAGCCTTCAGATTCTCCTTCAGTAGCACGTACTGCACGACCAGGACCAAAAGAAATTCCCTGTGGTGTTCCACGGTTTAAGCCTTCTGATACCGCTGCGCTGCCTGACATACCCCCTTCTTCCGTCATGGGGCTACCCATGGGTGAAGGAGCAGTTGAC